AGATAACAGGTCAGGTAAAAACTGGTCACAAAATCAATTTACTGTAGGTACTAGAACAGTTGCAGGTATTAAATCTCCAACTATGGTAGCTGTAGGTAAAGGTGGAAAGATATTGTCACGTGACTGCGATATTATTATTGCTGACGACATTGAAGACCACCAGACAACTATGCAACCTGGTGCTAGAGAAAGTACTAGACAATGGTGGACTACTACATTATCAAGTCGTAAAGAGGAACATACAGCTGTAGTAGTAATTGGTTCTAGACAACACCCTGATGATTTGTATAATCACTTACTAGAATCAGATAATTTTACAAGCATAGTAGAAACTGCACATGCATTAGATTGTTCTATACCAGAACATGAAGAAGAAGAACATACTGATTGTATGTTATGGCCTACTAAAAGAACTTTTAAGTGGTTAATGTCTAGATTACATTCTGCAGAAACTACAGGTGGTAGGCAAACATTTGAAATGGTATATTACAACCAAGCATATGTAGAAGGTACACAAATCTTTACTATGAATATTATTGACCAATGTATGCGACCTGATTTAGTACTAGGTCAAGTTTATAAAAATTTATATTTAGTTGCTGGACTAGACCCTGCATCATCTGGTTATCAAGCTGCTGTACTCTGGGGTATAGACCAGTATCGTGGTGAACTTTATTTAATAGATTTAGAAAACCAACAAGGTGGTGGTATTAGAGCAGCACTTGACCAGATGGCTATATGGTTACGTGATTACGATTGTAGACATTGGATAGTAGAAGAAAACGGATTTCAATCTGCAATACGTATGGATGAAAGTATAAAAGAATTTACTTTACGTACAGGTATTACAGTACAAGGACATTTGACTGGTAAAAATAAACATGACCCACTTTATGGTGTAGGTGCTATGGCAGACTTATTTGAAGATAGACGTATACATCTTCCTGTAGGTGATGGTGTGTCAAATGCAAAAGTACAGCAATATAGGCAACAACTGTTATACTTTGATGGTAAGCCTGTTTCAAAGCGAAACAAGTCAAAAACTGATATAGTTATGGCTAGCTGGTTTCCTATGAAGGTTTTCAGACGTATGCAAAAAGAGCATGCTGCTGATATAGGATTAGACTACAATCCTAGTTATGGAGATTATAAGATGACGGAGATAAATAACGCACCATGGGCATAGAAAATTTAGACGTTAAATCATACAAAGAAGTATTAGCTAATGCAGCTAACTTAACTTCTGGTAAAAATGTACAGACTAGACAAATAAGTAAGGCTAGAATAAAAGCAATTTTAAATGGTGGGCCAGATGGAATTAAAGCACTTCTTGGCGAAACAATGGAAACATCTGATGCTGATTTATTACCAGCACCTAACATGTTGCAGTCAGGTATTGACCGACTTGCACAAAAGATTTCAGGTATACCTAATGTACGTGTAGATATACCTAATGATGTAGATTCTGCTAGAGCAAAGAATAGAGCAGAAAAACTAGAACGTATTGTTACTAGCTATGATGAGAAACAAAATTTAAGTTTACAATTAGCACAAGCATCTAGATGGATACCAGGTTATGGTTTTTGTGCTTGGGTTATTACTACTAAAAGAGATAAAAATGGTTTTTATTATCCTAGTGCAGAACTACGTGACCCATTTGATACATTTCCAGGTAACTTTGGTCCAGACCAAAAACCTAGAGAATTAGCTGTTGTACGTAGAGTACCTAGATATAAACTTGCTCAGATATATCCTGAGTACGCAGAACAAATTTTAAAAAAAGATGATGATGATGAAACAGGTCAAGAGTATCAGGATTATGCTACACCGTTTATGTCATATGATACTAACCGTGACCAACAATGGGAGGATAATACTTCCCAGGGTGTTAGGGTTATTGAATATTATGACCAAGGTGGAACATACATAATATTTCCTGAACGTAGATTAATACTAGATTTTATACCTAACGTACTATCAACACCACCATTTGTGTTTGTTAAAAGAGTATCTTTTGACATGCTTAAAGGACAATATGACCATGTTATAGGCTTGATGGCTATGATGGCAAAAATAAATATTATGTCAGCAATAGCTATGGAAGATTCTGTATTTACAGAAACTAACATATCAGGTGAGATAGAATCTGGACAATATAGAAAAGGTAGATTTGCAGTAAATTATCTTGCACCTGGTACACAAGTTTCTAAACCACAGAACAATATGCCATATCAGTTGTTCCAACAAATTGATAGGTTAGAGCGTCAACTTAGATTAGTAGGTGGTTATCCAGTTACTGATGATGCACAGTCACCTAATAGTTTTGTTACTGGAGCTGGACTTCAAGAATTAAATGGTGCTATGTCATTAATGATTAATGAATATAGAGAAATCATTAAACATGGTCTTATTGAAATGGATGCTAAGAGATTAGAGATGGATACTGTTTTATCTTACTCACAAGCTATAGGCAAGAAACCAATGGCTGGTTATTTGAATGGAACAGCATTTTCTGAAAACTATAATCCTTTACAAGACATTGGTGGAGATTATAGAACAAGACGTGTCTATGGTGTTATGGCTGGTTTTGATGAACCACAAAAGATTGTTACAGGTTTACAGTTATTACAAGCTGGTGTTATTGATGTTGAAACATTACAAGATAACATTGATGGTTTAGAAAATATACAAAAAGTTCAAGAACGTATTCGTAAAAATAAAGCAGAAAATGTTTTATTCGATGCATTATTACAAAGGTCAGCACAAGGTGATATACAAGCTACTATGGCTGCTATAGCTGTTTATGAAAATCCAGCTGCAATATTGGATATATTTAGACAGTTCTATACACCACAAGAGCCACAAATGTCACCTGAGCAAATTGCTATGATAGAGCAACAATTGATGCAACAACAGATGGGTCAACAACCTCCTAGTATTGCTGCTGCTTTTGGAATGTGATGAGATGGAAGAATTTTACGAAGGTGAATTTTGGGAAATGGTTTACCAAGAGTATGGAGTTGTAGACGAACTAGATATTCTCTCTGAGAATGTTATAGAGATTATACAACCACAACCAGGTATAATTATTTTAATTACAAAGGATATGTATGGGGAACAAGATACGGACGAATAGAGGTGGCCAAAGAACACCAGCTAGACCTGCTCCTGTAGCAGCTACTGGTCCTGGTGCTGGTAAAGGTATGAATAGAACTGATGGTGGTCCAGCTAATGTTAAACAACCTATTAGAAGATTACCTAATGCAGATTATCAAGAAAATAAAGCATTTGTTGCTGCTCAAGAAGCTGTTAATGGTTTACCTAAAGCTGCACCTTCTGCTGCTCAGATAGTTAAATCTGCAGGTAATAATAAACCACAAGTTTTTGGTAGTACTGAATTACCAGGACAAGACCCTAGAGCTGGTGGTGCAACAGGTCAAAGTATTGGCGTAGAAGCTATAGCATCTGCACAAGATGATGTATATATTTTATTAGATGTTCTTGATGCAAGAAATCCTAACAATCCATTAATACAACAACTTAAAAATACAAGAGCAGTTCAAAAATATAATAAAATATAATGCTTAACGATATATACGATATAAGCAATTTAGGTAATCAAAGCCAACGTCAAAAAGTACGTTACAAACAAATGAATGATTACCTAGAATTAAATCCTGCATTTGAACAAAGATATATGGCTTTAACAGAACGCTATAACCTTCCACCTGAATTATTAAAACCAATAGCTGAACAAGAAGATTTACCTGTAGATGCAAAAGCACTTCAAGAATTAAGTGATTTGTGGACTAAAGAAAGAGCTGTTCAAGCTGCTAATGATTGGGCTGAAGTTTCTAAAGAATATAAATCTAGAGGTTATAACGATGATATGCAAATGAATATGTTGCATGTTTTTGGTTTAGGTTATGGTATTGATAATGCATTATGGTTAGCTAGAAAAGGTATTGAAACACTTACACCATTTGAATTTGATGAAGCAGCTGGTGAAATTGATATACCAGGATTTGGTCATTTAGATTTAACACCTGAAGATTTTGTTGGACCAATTAAAATGGTTAAAAATTTGTCTATGTGGACAATGGCTACTTTTGATGCTATTTCTGAATTATATGCAAAATATACTCCAAGTTATCGTTCATCTATAGAAAGACCTTATTTAGATAGACAAACTAACAAATTAGTTTATCCAGAAGAATATGAAAAATTAAGTCCATTTAAAAAACATATAATGCAGTATCCAGGTCTTAATTTATTATTACCTGAAAATAAAGCTTTATTTAATGGACGTTTCTTTGCTTATGCTCAACAAATGAATGCAATGGACGAATACTTAGAAAAAGGTTATACACAACAATATGCACAACAATTTATTCCTATTGATTTATCTAAAACAGAAGTAAAAGGTTTAGGTAAAAAAGGTAGCTGGTTAGAAGAAACTAAACAATGGCTTAGTTTTGCAGCAGAAGCAAAAAGAGAAGGTGGTAGTCCATATTTGTTTGAAATGCTTAATCAAGTACGTGCTGGTCAACCTGTAAATTACAATAGAGAAAATATTGTTTCTGTAGAAAGTTTAATGGCTAAAGATAGTCAAGGTAATTATAGACCTGAAATTTTAGAATTAATACAACGTGGTTGGGCTGACAAAGATGCTGAAACTATTTGGTATGCATATAATGGAAAGCCAATTGTTTTACCTAATGAAAACGGAACTATTAATTGGACTTCAATTCAAAGACCACAACAAATTGAAGCTTTTGCAGGTAGAAAATTTATTTATAATCCAGAATTAGCACAAGAATACGCTGAAACAAAACAAACAAATTTGAATGAAGCATTAGGTATTAAAGTACCTTATTCATCTGGAAGATACCAAGCATCATTAAGATTTGATGTAGGTACTGATGAATACAAAAATATGTCTGGTTGGATTGATGGTTACGAAAGAATTGTACCTGAACTTCTTGGTGGCGGTGCAGTTAAGTTTTTAAAGAAGAGTAAAAAATTATTAACAACATTAAATAAGCTTGATAGATTTGCTGACGATGAATTGTATAGTCCTATTAAAAAACAAGAGATAATAACAGATTGGATTAAATCAAATAAAGCTAATCCAATAAATGGTAATCCAATAGATAACGTTGATGAGTTTGTAAATAATTTTGATTTTAGTATTAGTGCTAAAAGATTAACTAAAGAATTATCAAAAGATTTAAAATTAGCACGTCAACAAACAGCTAAGTTACGTAAAGAATGGGGTTTATTTGGTGGTCGTGCTACTGGTATGTTTAATACTACAACTGAAAAAGTTGTGAAAAATTTAACTGATACTGGTTTATTACAAAAACTTGTTAAAAATCAAAGTCCAAATGAATTAATTAATAATCCTTGGACTAAAAATTTTCCAGAACAAGTTCATCAATTGTTATTAGAAACTGACAATTTAGATAATATGCAAAAAATATTTACAAAGATTTATAGTGACCAAGGTTTGAAATTACCTGGTATGAATCAATTATTTAAATTAGATACATTACCTAAAGGTCAATCTAATTTATTAAGTGCTGCTTTAACTAAAGCTACAGGAACACCTGTAACAGTACCTTCATTAGGAAGTTTAACTGGAAGAGTTGCTAATAGAACTTTAAGAGCAATAGATAGTATTGGTAATGTGCCTAGACAATTTAATTCTGGTGGATTACAGATGATAAAACCTAAAATTCTTGATGGCAAAAGAGTTCTTAATAAAGAAGAATTTTATCGTTGGACAAGAACTGGAGATGAAAGTTTAGGTAGAAATCTTGGTTTTTATTCTGAATTTACTAATGGTATGTCACCTCAATGGCAAAAGTTATTTGGTAAACAACCTACACAATCTTTAAATTATTACAACAGAGGTAAAGCATACGAAACATTAATTAGACATTTAAAAACTACAGGTTATGGTGCATCAAAAATTGATATTATCTTAAAAGATTTTTATAACATTGATAAATGGACTGTAACAAATGTTAATGATTTTGCTAAAAGATTAAGAGATGCTGATTTAGCATTAGTTACAGAAAGAGTTGGTAGTAGTAGAGGTAATATTTTAAAAAGAAGAATGGATGCTTTATTTGCTGATGAAACACAATTAAAAGGTTATATGGCTGACCCAGAAGGTAGATTAGTTAATGATGCTTATACACCAAGAATTGTTGATGCAAATACTGGTAAAACTACATTTGTTCATTCACCAACTTTATTATCTGAAGCTGCAGACCAAGGTGCTCCATTAACTAACAATAGATTAATGAATAGATTACTAGGTAGATTTTATACTGAAATAGAACCATTAATGTCTGGTAGAGGATTTATTACTAACTCATTAGATAATATGAAAAAATTAATGAAAGAAGATGGTTTTTTTGCTGGACTTAAAATACCTACAACACAAATTGAAAATGATGCATTAACACAAGTATTAGATTTTTGGACACAATCATACTTTAAACCTAAAGCAATAGGTAAACCTGCACTTACTCAAAGAGTTGTATTTGAAGAACAATTAGCATTTTTAGTACATCCTAATTTAACAAGTTTTTTTGACCATCCAATACAAGCTTTACAATGGCAATTTAGTTATGGTCAATTACCAAAACGTTCTTATTTAGCTAAAATTATGAAAAGAATTATTGATTCTGGTGAAGATATAAATGGTATTACAGCATCAACAATATATCATGATGCGTTACAAGCTAACTTTACTTATAGTGGTATGAATTATAAAAATATAAATCCTAAATTAATTAATTACGTACCTGTTTCGTCAAAAAATCCTGCATCATTAAGTGGTTATATATTTCAATATCATAAATTAAGAAATGATAAATTTGCAAAAAAAATAGTTGAACTTGGTTGGGATACACCAGAATTATTAGCTTGGACAAAAACTAATGAAGCAGCAAAAATGATTGAAGAGTATATAGATACATTTGGTCCTCAAATGGAATATTTAAGAACAGAACAAGGATTATTAGAACATTTAAATAAAGTAGAAGCAAGTATACGTATGCGTACTGGTATGCCTATGAAAGAAGGTGTACATTATGGTATTTATGAATCTGGACCAAAACAAGGTTTGCATTGGTTTGATAATTCATTTGATGATTTAGGTAATCCAGCATTAAGACAAGGTTTATTATCTGGTAGTGTAGAAACAACAATAGGCGATAAAATAGTTAAATTTAACTTAGCACCTGATATATCTAATCCTTTTGCAAGATATAGCACAAAAGAAGAAAAAGCTATGCAAGATGGTTTTGCACAAATTGTTAATTTAAAAGAATTAGATTTTGGTAAAGTTTTAATAAAAGACCCTAAGATAGTTGACAAACCATTAGCTAGAGCAAATGAAAAATTAGATTATACTTTAAATTCTATTTTTAACTTTTTATTATCAGAACCATTAGCTAGATTACATCGTTCACCTAAATTTAAAGAATTTAGATGGTTGTATTTATCTGGTTCATTTGATACTTTTACTCCAAGATTACAAAAAGAATACATTGCAGAAGCTGTTGCAGCAAAAATACCTAATAGTGTTATTGATAAATTAAAAGGTATATCATTATTAAAGTCAGGAAAAATAGATAGTTATCAATTAACTAGCGATATGGCATCTAGTTATGCATTAACAAGTCTTAAAGAATTATTGTACGATACTAAAACAAAACATAGAATATCTGAAATATCAAGAAACATATTTCCATTCCCTGAAGTATTTTTTGAAATGGGAAGAAGATGGTCTAAGTTATACACAATGAATCCATACTTTGTAAGACAAGGTGCTATATCTTATAAAGGTGCTAGAGCAGCTGGAAATGTATATGCTTATGAAAATCAAGGTACATTTGTTAAAGACCCTGATACTGGCGAAGATATGTTTATTATGCCATTTAATGCTAAGTTAAATAACTTGTTATTTGGACAAGATAGTAATTTTAAATTAATTGCAAAAGGTTATTTATCTGGTGTAAACATGATAAGTTCTCAGGCATTCCCAGCACAAACACCATTAGCTGCTTGGAATATTAAATTTTTATTTGATAAAGTTGGAGTAAAACAAGAATTAGCAGATGACTTTTTTGGTGCATTTCCTCCACCAGATAACTTTGTAGAAACACTTGCTGGTGGTAGATTAACATTTTTAGATAAACTTAGAGCTAGTTTAGGTGGTGCTAAAGGTGGTATAGATTTAGTTAGAGAAGCATTATCAGAAACATATGTAGACCCAGATAATAACTTTGAACGTTGGGAAATGGATTCTAAAGTTGAACATATGCGTGCTGAAGCATCAATCGATGTTTGGGATGCAATTAAAGGTAGCCATGATGAAGAAAGATTATTATTTAAAGGTGAATTAGATAAATATATTTATGCTATATATCCTGAATGGGATGGTAAAAGAGTAGTAGTTAACCTAGAAGAAATGACTAATGCTTATTTAGAAAATAATAATTTACCAATTGATTTACCTAAAGGTGTATTATCTCCTGCAATATTAGACTTAGCTTTAATGAGATACTCTGCTCATAAAGGACGTTGGTTAAATCTTTATAGATTTTTATCACAATTTGGTTTTATTACTGGTGCAGTATTTAAATCAGCAATAGAAGATAAATCTGGTAAATGGTGGATGACAGCAGTACTTGCTAATGAGTATCAATACTTTTTAGATGAATTTGGTGGTGACGATGTAGCAGCAGCTAATGCATTTTATGGTAAATATGGTTTTGAACACGCATATGTTACAACATCTTCAAGAGAAAGAGATGTTAGAGCAAGAACATTTAATGCTAGTGTTAAAACTTGGAAAGATAAAAATGCTGATAATCTTGTTAGATTTAAAACAACTTATCAATTTTTAAACTTTGATAATCCAGAAATAGAACGTTCATATGCAGATATGATTGCACAAGCTACACTAAACCCAGCTGATTACATGTTATATGCTAACGATACAGCTGCTGGTGTACATTATAAAAAGTTTAGTATAGATATTGATGATAACCCTAACTTGTCATCTGCAGAAAAAGATATGTACAAAAAAGCATTTAGACTTGCATTAATGGATATTAAACCAGGTTTCTTATCTGCTTATGGCCAAACAGATACACCTACATCACAAGTAAGGTTTGATGAAATGCGTACAGAATGGCTTACAAGTGATTATGCATTAAGTACTGAAGCTGGTAAAGGTTTTGCAGAATTTTATGAAGCATGGAAAGATGCAGAAAAATTATCAGTTGAATTAGGAAATTCGAGTACTTGGTGGCGTAATTCCAAAGACCCTGTAGCATTTACATTAAGAAGTCAAATAGCTTCTTATGCCTTTAGTGTTATTGCAGATTATCCTGATTTTTATCCAATATGGCAAAATGTAATTATTAGGTTAATGTCTAGTGATAGAGAATTTATGAAGTATAATACAGCATTAGAACAAAGAAAAAGAAAAGTTGGTACTAAGTAATGTCATTATCACCTGAAAAAGTAAAAGAATTAGAAGCTATAATTGCAGAAAATTTAGGGTTAGAAGAATTTTCATTTACTGCTTTTATTAATAATCCTGGTGATTATGGTGGAACGGTTGCTGATGCAGATTTATTAAAATATTACATTAATGATAATGTTGATAATCAAAAATTTATATCATTATTTGATAGGATAAAAGTTAGTGCTGTCAATTCTGATATGCCTGGCGTTTCATTAGATGAAAATGGAAGAGTTATAATTGGTACTGGTATATCTAATGCACAAAATAAACGATTTATAGTTGTAAAAGATGCTTCTGGTAATGCAGTTCTTGACGAAAATGGTAATCCAAAAACTGTAGAAGTAGATATAGAAAAAGGAATATTTCCTGCTGAAAATTTTGTACAAACATTTGTTCAAACATTAAATCAATCAGATGTACTTAAAATACAAGACCTTGCAATAAGTATGGGATATATAGATGAAGAAGATTTAGGTGGTGAAATTAATGGAAACATGGGTATTGTTACTGAAAACTTTATATATCAAGTATTAGATTATGCAAATAAAGAATATGATGGTTGGTATGAAGGTTCTGCTGAACGTAATACATTTGTATCTGAAGAAGAAGATGCTAGAAATAATAGCAAGTTAGCTACAAATATTAATTCATTTTTTGGTGGTGTAGATTACAGAAAAACACAAATGAATGCAAATCAAATATTATCTAGAGAAATATTTAGTAATGCTTTACAAGAATTTTTAACACAATCTCAGTCTGTCAGAGAAGGTGAAGAAGCTAAGATAGATAAAGCTAAAGCTGCTCAAATTAGAGCTGCTAATATTAAACCTGATAGATTAAGTTTAGAAGAAGATTTTGACAATTTTTGGTTATCATTAACAGGTGACAAATTAAGTGACAGTAGAAAAGCAGATTTAGCATTAGAAGTTATGCGTAATTGGAATCCATACGTTGAAGCATTAATTGCACAAGATAAAAGTTTACGTGCTGGTGAAGTTATGAATACATTTGTTGGTACACAAGCTTGGCAAAAGATGGGTGCAGAAAAACCTATGATGGGTGGTTATGTCACATTTGAAGAAATTAAACCAGAGTTTTTAGCTGAAGACCCTAGACAAACAGCTATGGAAAGTTTACAAGCACAAGCTAAATCACAATCTGAATTATCTGATGAAGCTCAATTAATTGCTGATACACAAGCTGAATATTTAAAGTTCTTAATGGGAGGTAGATAATGGCTGAATTATCTATAGAAGAATATAAAAAATTAGCTGAAGAATTTTTAGAAAAATATAAAAAACTTGATTATATTGCTAGTGGTCAACGTGCTACAGATATGTTAAATAAAACAGACCCTATGCGTGTAAACCCAGGATTAGAAGAAATTTTTGGTAATCCTGAAGCAGAACTTGCACAAGAAGAATTGATAAAAGAATATCAAAGTAAAGGTCTTGATGCATCTAGAGTTGCTTATCTAAATGATACAACTCCACCTGATACATTAAATACAGAAGCTTTTAATAAAGCTGAACAGGCTTATGAAGATAGAATGGCTGATATAGCTGCTAGAGAACCTAGTCAATCTGAATTGAATAGAGCTTATGGAAAACGTGATAGTTTAAATAATTTTGAAGATGAACAAATTTTAAAAGACCAATCTAAAGAAAATTGGTGGCAGGGAGAAAATTTTGATGGAACTCCTGAGCAAAAAGCTGCTTTGTTAAATGAAATAGAAAAACAAAATAACTTACCAAAAGGTAGTTTTTCTAAATTAGGTGCAATACTTGACCCTATATCTGAAGGATTAGAACTTGCATTAAAAGCTGCAGGTTTAGGAAAGATTGCTAATTGGTGGATTAAAGCAGAAGCTGCTAACTTTTTAGCTGCTCTTATGCGTGCAGGTGTTTCAGCACAAACACAAGCTGGAATGGCACAATCTAAAATATTAATGGGTGATGAAACTGGTGCAAAAAATGTAGAAGCAAAAATGATGGAAAGTGCTAAACAAAGTTTTGAAAGTCAAATGAAGTTTTCTCCTAGTATGTGGTTAGAAAAAAAATATGCACAAAGTAATTTTGGTAAAGGTAAAACTCCTACTGAGCAAATGTATAGCAAAGTAGTACAAGCGTTAAATTTAGGCGGTAAATAATGGCATATAAAGTAAATTACGGACCTTCTGGAACTACTTTAGTACAAGTAGGTACTAAGTTTTATTTAGTATATGAATCAGATGGAAGAAAATTATATTGGGAAGTTAGTCAATCAGAATTAGAAAAAATAACTGATGCACCTAAATTAACATTTAATGAATCAGGAATGTTAGTTACTAATATAGAAGGATTTCAGTTTATATCTCCTAGTGTATGGAGTAATTATCAAACTAATGGACAAGTATTTTTTGCTGGTTCTATTAATGAAATACAAAATAATGAGTTTGTTATTGATACTGCAGTTGCTGCAATTAAAAAAGCTAATCAAGATATGCCTTGGACAAACGATACTGATTATTTAAATTTAATAACTGAATATTTAATTGAAGATAAAGAAAATTGGACTACTAATTTAACATTAGATGCTGAAGGTAGATTTGAAGCTGTACTTGCTAAGTATGGTTATGATACCAATATGTATAACAGATTTATGTTATATAAAAATAATGAACTTGGTAGACAAAAATTAGTTGAAGATTCAGTTAATAAAGTTAAAGAAATGCTACAAACTTTAGAAGGTAATTTAGATAAAGATACTATTGAATGGGTAGCAAATAAATACGCTAGTGCTAGTTGGTCAGATGCTAAATTACTAGACCAATTAACTGCAGCTACACAGAAATATTCTATATACGAACTTGATTCTGAATTTAAAAAAGTATTAGAAGAAGGTGTTGTTACATTTTCTAATAAAGGTGTAGAAGAAGTTAAAACATTAATTGAAACTTGGCTACCAAAAGAATTACAACAACCATATTTAAATGACATACAAAATCTTGCTGGTAAATATTTATCAGATGCAAAGTTTGCTGATACATTTACTGAACAATTAAAGAATGAAAGATATGCATTTAATAGCAACTGGGATAAAGAAATACCTTGGTTAAATGTCAAAAACAATGCAATAGCATTAGCACAATCTATATGGGGTGTTAGACCAGATGAAACAGATGCTACACTTCAACAAATTATGGGCATTAATGATGTTAACGAAAGAAAAAAAATATTACGTAAAGAAGGTTTATCTAGAGGTTATGATGTTGTTATATCTGATTTGTATGGTGCTATGTCAAAATCTTTTGGTACTGGTATTGTCAAGTCATTAGATTATGGATTAAATCCAGGAGGATAGTATGGCTGATTTAGTTAAAGTATATAGAAAAGATTTAGAAGGCTTTTACGAAGTATCTGAAGCTAGAGCTGCTGAATTAGAAACTGTAGGTTATAGTCGTAATCCTGTTTCTTATGATGTTAGTGGAAGCAGTAGTAGTAGTTTTGATAGAGGTGAAGGTTTAAATAAAGCCAAATCATTATTTAGTTTTTTTAATCAAGATTTATTAGATGAATATGCTGATGCGTGGACACAATATGGTGATGCAGATACAGCTATTAGAGTTACTAGACAATCTAAAACTTGGGAAAAAGAATTTGGTTATTTAAAAAGAAATGATGGAACTTTAGTTATGTCTGAATTAGATGCATTATCTAACATTGCTTCTTTTAAAAATACATTATACGAATACAATATTAAAGATTTTACTTTGTTTGAAGATAAATTTAAAGATTTAGTTAGAACAGAAGTTGCACCATTAGAGTTTCAAAACAGAATTGATTTAGTTTATAACCAAGTTATTGATGATATTCCTGCAGTTAAAGAATTATTTGCTAGAGAATATGGAATAGAAGCTACTGATGACGCTATATTTGGTGCATTAATTAATGATGATGTAGAAGATGGTTTACTTGCTAATCAAATTACAACATTACAAATTGAATCTGAAGCAGCATCTGCTGGTTTTCAAACTACATTTAGTAGATTTGAATCATTAAGACAAGCTGGATTAACAAGACAAAAAGCTAGACAGTTGTATCAATCAGCTGGAGATATTATGCAAGCTGCTAGAACAGTTGGTAGAGATTTAGACTTAGCTACACTTGAAGAAGCAGCAATTGGTGATGTCACAGCTCAGAAACGTATACAACGTACAGAAGCTGACATTAAAGCTCAACAAGGAATTACATTAGGTGCTGCTAAAAAAGGTGGACAAGTTAGTGGACTTTTAGAATTTTAAGGTATAATATATATTAAGCGTTGCGTGGTCCGCATACAAATAGACCTGCACTCAGCTTTCAAAGCCTACGTAGAAAGCTCGTATTAAAAACCGTAGAGTAATGGACTTATAGCTTGCAGCTACCAGAGAGATAAGTCAAGTGGTAAAGGTAGCACCACGGCAAGATGCCTATGGTCTTGTCTGATAGGTTAACACATAGTGGAGGTACAAAATGGAAGAATTTGATGCACCGTCAGAAAATGGTGTAAAACAAATGAGAGAAACAATTGATAGAAAAGATGATACTATCAAAAAACTTGAGGCAGAATTAGCTTCTTATAAAGATAAAGAAATTAATAATGTCTTTGGTAAGTTAGGATTATCTACTGACAAAGGTTTCGGTAAAGCGTTGAAACAAGTGTATGATGGACCAATAGATATAGAGTCTATCTCACAGTTTGCTAAGGACGAATATGGTTTTGAAGCCAATGGTTATGTTGAGGCACAACCACAATCTCAACCTAAACCAACGGTACAAGATGATGCTCGTGCTAGAGTAGCTGCACTTGATGCAAATTCTAGTTCAGATGTACCAAAAAGCTTGGACGAACAGTTAGCTAATGTTATAAGAAATGGTTCTGTAAAGGACAGTCTTAGAGCTAGGTTAACAATTATGGACCAAGACAAAAAAAATAAGTAATAGAAATTAATACGATTATATACGGAGGTTTATTATGGCAAGTATTAGCTTGACAGGTAACACAATTTATTCTCAGAATATTAATAACTTTTCTGGGGAATTATTCCGTGTAGGTGGTCAAAGAACACCATTCCTTTCTGCAACTGGAGGATTAAATGGAGGTAAGGTTATTCAATCTACTTTCTGGCAAATCCAAGCTGCAGATAGTGCTGTTGTATCTGCAGAGCCAACTAAGGCACAAGAAGGTGCAGCACCTACTGAATATCTTGGAAGAGATAGAGTAGCTTACACAAGCGTTACTCAGATTTTCCATAAAGGTGTAAAGATGACCTACACAGCTATGGCAACATATCAACACCAAAATCCATTTACATTATCAGCAGCAGCTGTTAATCAATCAGATGGAGATGGTACAGTAACTGCAGGATTTGAATTAGGTCTTGCAAACAGTAATCCAATTGTTGATGAATTTGCTGAGCAAATGTCTTTAGCTCTTGAAAAAGTAGCTAGAGAAGTTGAATGGTTCGCATTCAATGGTACTTACTCTGACGGTGCTAATGTCACCCCAGGAGCTGGTACTAGAGAAATGCGTGGTCTTTCTGAATGGGCAGGATTAAATGCTAACGCAAATAACTCTGCTGCTCCAACATTTGTTGGTGGTAACGTATACTACAACGATACAGTTGGTGACGGTTCTGGAACAGACCAAGTTCTTTCATGGGATGCTATTGCAAACTCTTTAAAGAGATTGTATGATGCACATGCTCCAATGCAACAACCAGTTCTTTGCGTAAGTCCAAAGCAATTGCTTGACTTAAACAAAGAATTACTACAAGGTAACGTTGGAATTACAGGTGCTATCCTTCCTAGAGATAGAGCTATTGCTGGTATTGATATTGACACAATTGTTACACCATTTGGTTCAATTGGTCTTATGGTCATTGACCCTAATATTTTACCTGCAAACACAGCATTCATCTTAGACTTTGCTTTCATACAGCCAGTCTTTACAAATATCCCTGGATACGGAACAGTATTCGTAAGAGATATTGACCAAGATGACAGTGCTAAAATTGCAAAAGCAATCTACATGGAAATGGGATATGACTTCGGTCCTCCATCCTATCACCTAAAGATTACTGACGTAGCTTAGTAACAAATTTGAAGATTTGGGGGGAATCCACCTTCCTCCCATTTCTTCTGCTATAGTAAGGACAATATGCAAATATCAAAAAAAGTTTTAATAGACGTTTCAGAAGATGCTAGTAACTCTACAGGAGTACAAACAGATGGTTTATTACTATCAGGCATAGTATTTCCAGCAGCAATGACAGGTACAAATGTAACATTTGACTTCTCATTTGATGGAACTACTTGGGTAGATGTAGCAGAAACTAACAATACTGAAGTAACTTACAATGTATCAGCAGGTAATGTAGTAAGAGTAGACCCTAGTGGTTGGGCTTTTGCAGCTGCAGGATTTCTTAGAGTTACATCAGATGGAACTGAAGTAGCAGACAGAAGTATACAATTAATATTTAAATCTAGTTAGGAGGCCAAGTGAGTACCACAATAGGCAATCTAATAGATAGAGTTTATAGAGAATATCTAGAACCAGCAGATAGCGTTGAATCATACTCATATTTAACTGGTGGTGTATCTGATTCAGCAACAACAATTGGTTATGCCAATGATATGTTTAGTGTTGAAGAAGAAGATGCTTTAGATGCTGGTGCAATACTAGAAATAGGACAAGAACTTATGTTCTCTACTGCTCTTAATACTGTTACTAATGAAATAACAGTTACTAGAGGTGCTAGAGGTACTACTGCTGCAGCTCATAGTGCTGGGGATTTAATTAAAATAACTCCTGCATTTGCTCGTAAAAATGTATTTGATGCTGTTGTTGACCAAATAGAAAACTTATATCCTACATTATTTGCTGTAGAAACAAAGACTTTAACATCTGGTACAGGTTATAGAATTATTGGTACTTATGGTACAGACGTAGATAACAATAATTATTTAGTAGCACCAATTAAAGCAATATCACAATATACTGACTTTAGCTCTGGTACAGATGAAACAGGTCTTAAATTTATAGGTGTAGCCGTTGAAATGGTAGATTTACCGAACGGTTTTACTTGGACTGATGAGAATGGCACAGAACGTACAAAGACCTATACAACAGGCCCACAAGTGGTACATGCATTACAATTTCAAGGTATTGCTTCTGGTTATGAATGTTATGTAACTTTTAAAAAGAAATTCGTTGCACCAACAAGTGAAGCAACAACCTTATCATCAGTAGGATTAGAATCAGAATATGAACCTATTGTCATGGCTGGTGTAGCTGCACAAATGATAGCTGGAAAAGACATTAAAAATGTTGATGCTAGATATATTACAGAACAAATGGCAGCACAAAATTATCCTGTTGGAAGTTCTAATAACATAAGAAACTCATTACTACAATATCAACAGCTATTAATACAACAAGCTAGAAAAAATCTTAGAGCTAAATATCCAGAACCAGTACAACTTAACAGTATTAATTATCCTACCTAATGCCTAGAGTAGCTAATACCACCAGCATTAAAAATCCAAAGCGATATGGATATGATTTACAATTAGATAACATTTATTTACGTACAGCTGTAGGTCCTGGTAGAGAAATGACTATACAATCATCTGATGTACAAGCAGGACAAAACGTAAACGTTAAACAAAATCCTGAAGATTTTACTTCTAACTTAGGACGTATATATTCAAGAAATAATTTTTCTGCAGGTCAAGGATTAGATAATGCACATAGACCTAATGGTAAACCTGATGATGTCAATAGATTCTGGGATAGTAAAGGTATTGATGTATTTCACGGAGATGATGAAACTTCTTATCATATACATTTGTTATATACAACTGAAGACAAAAATGTAAAAGGTGCATCAACACAATTTGCAGGTACTAATAATTATTTAGCACAAACAACTAATGGAAATCTTTATGTGACAGATGTACAAACAGTTTATGAAAGTACTGATAATGGTGATACTTGGACTGCTATGACAAGTACTGGTATTACTAAAGATATTACAGGTATAGCTGCATTTGGTAATACACTCTACATTACTTGTGCAACAGGTACTGCTAGTAATCAATTTGTACATTATGAACCAGGTGGACACGGTTGGGCAGTACATAACACAGGATTTAATGGTGGTTTAACAGGTGTGTGGTTTGTTAAAAATACTTTGTTTGTTACTGGCAATGATGGAGATGCTGAGTATATATGGGAAGGTGACCCATTTGCAGATAGTTGGGCTTCATCTTTTGCTGTTGTAGATACTATTGTAGAAACAGAACCTACACATGAATTTCAATCAGTTATTGATGGTGGTGCAGTTGTATTAGCAGGTTCAACAGATGGTAATGTATATTCATTTAAATTATCATCTGGTGTATTTGTTAATCAAGGACAAACAAAAATACCTTTTGAAGAAATACATTCTATGGCAGCAACTGAAGGATTAATATTTTTAGGAACTAAAGAAGTAGGTAGAACAGTTGGACGTTTATATAGATTAGAACTTGTAAATGCTGATGACTTATATGTATTAGCAAACAGACAATTAATTAAAGAATGGACATATGATAGCGTTGATAGTTCACCTCATGCAATGTTTGTTAGCCGTGATAGTGTTTATATGGGTGTTAAAGAAGGTACTAATAAAGTAAATTTGTGGCGATATTACTTACCAACAGGTGGTTTGGCTAGAGATTTACAAACAACAGGTAATGGTTTTACAAGAGGAATTACACAAAGTAATGGTAAATTTATAATAGCTGTAGCAGGTTCTGATATATATAAAGAAACATCTACATATGTAGCCGAAGGTTATGTAGTATTATCTGCAGCAGATTTTTTTACTGCTGAATCTAAACAATTTGTTGGTGCAGAAATATCAACTAATACATTACCTACAAATACACAAGTAGATTTACTTTATTCAACAAAGTTTGAAGATTTAGATAATCCTGAAGCTGTTACATTTACTACAGCTATAGAACAAATATCAGGTATTGGTGATGAAGAAAAACAAATAGCAGAAGTGTCAAGATATATTATTGGTAAAGTCGTACTTAAAAGTACAGATGGTGCGTCAACTCCTAAAGTCAAGTCTGTACAGTTTCGTGCATTAGCTAGACCTGAATTAGTAGTAGTACAAATACCTATAAATATATCTGATAGAGTAGAAAGACCTGGTAGAAAACCTTTACGTGTTAAAGGATTAGGAGATGCTTTATATAATGCACTAAGACAAAAAGAAGGTAACTCTGTTACTTTAACTATATTTCAACCAGAAGAAATTATACGTGGTGTAGTTGAGCAGATAAGTTATCCAATACAATCTAATGATGTAGTTGGAAGTGACACACATTATGCTATTATTACAGTACGTGGTACTAGACAAGAAACATTAGAAGATGTAACTTCAGTACATACACTAGGTATAGCAGCCTTTGGTATAATGAGATACGGAGCATAATGGCAGATAGAGCAACACAAGTAGTAAACTTTTACGAAACAACATTAAGTGGTTTGTTAGCAAGTGCAGGTACATCTGCGTCAGTAGCTACATCACCTGGAGTTAATGCAACATTAGGTGACGAAGATACTTGGTTTTATTTAGTTATAGACCCAGATAACTCTGGTAACAGAGAAGTAGTTGTAGTTAAAACATCATCAGGTACATCATTATCTTTAATACAACGTGACTTAGAAAATGATTATGCAGGTTCACCACCTGACCATCAATCAGGTACAACAGTTAGAATGGCTGTATTAGCTCAACATATAGATGACCAAAACGATAGAGTTACTTCAAACATTACATCATTAACAACAGCTATATCAAATTTTAATACAGATGGTGCTGCAGCAATAGCAGCTATTAATGCTTCATCAGCTACAGCTATGATGGCTAATGCTACTGATGGTACATCTATACAAGTAGCTTCAGCAACAGACCAAGTTTTAGTATATGATGCAACAGATAGCACAGCTAAACAAGTTAATGTATCACAGCTACCTTTTGCTAGTGTAGGATTAGTCTTAGCATTAGGAGGATAATATGAGTATTCTTCTTATGCTTAAAGAAGGTGGAAGTTTAGGTATAGATAGTATAGGTTTACCTATACAAGAAGATTTAGATTTATTACCTAATGCAGGTGGAACTCTTAGTTATGCACTAAGATTAAGTTACGAAGGTCTTTCAATAACAAGCGTGACACAGACAAGTGTTCGTGCTATAGTGATGGGAGATAGTTAATTAATTAATTGGAGATAAAATGGCAGAAACATTTGTAAATAAAACTGTAGTCTTAGGAAATACTGCTGATGTATCAGTGTATAGTCCTGTAGCAGCAACTACAGCTATTGTTATACATTGTCAAGTTGCTAATGTTAATGGTTCTACTGCGTCAAATTTAAGTATAGATTTGTACGACCTTAGTACTACAACAGCAGCAGCAGTTGTGTCTACAGTTTCAGTACCTGCAAATAGTGCAATGAATCCTGTTGGAGGAAAACTTGTACTAGAAGCACAAGATGAATTAAGAGCTTGGGCTTCAACAGCAAGTGACTTGGAATTAACACTTGGCATATTAGAAATTACATAGGAGAATAAGTGAGTTTTGGTTATATAGGTGCTAAACCTACAAATAAAAATAGTAGTAATACTGGTTTATTTAATATTAAAGAATATGATGAATTGTACGCTAATAAACAATGGAGTGGTGGTGGAATACCTGTAGACTTTTTAGTTGTTGGTGCAGGTGGAGGTGCAGGTCAAGGACATCAAACCGGTGGTGGAGGCGGTAGCGGAGGTGTTCGTTCTAGTGTTGCTAATAAAGGTGGAGATAATACAGGTGCAAATTTAGATAGTAAATATGTTTTATATTATGGTCAATCTTATGAGGTTACTATAGGTGCTTCAAGTGGTTCTGAAAGAACTAACTCTGGCTGGTCACAAATAGGTAAAATTCTAGCTATTGGTGGTGGCGGAGGAGAAGGTGCAAATGGTGGCGGTGGTGCTGGTGGTGCAGGTGGAGGCAGACGAGGTAACAACTGGGGAAGGTCATTAAATAATCATTATGTTTTTCCTGATTTAATTCAATATCAAGGACCTGATGAAGAAGTAGATTATGATGGAGAATTTTGGTTACAAGGATACAGTAATAACGCAGGTTATGGTGGTGGTGCAGGTTCAGGTAATGCTTCTTATGGTAACGCTGGTGGTGCTGCAACTACAACTACAATAGCTTCAGCAGCAGATGCAGCTACTTTAGGAATTGGACAACAATCAGGAGGCATAGTATACATTGCTTCAGGTGGTTCTATAGGTGCTGCAAACTATGGTTCTAACTCTAATAACATTACTTATACTGGTGCTACAATTGGTGGCGGTGGTGCTTCATCACAATCAGGTGTTGCTAATACTGGTGGTGGTGGAGGTTCAGGATATGTTAGTGGTGGTGGAGGCTCAGGTCTTGTTGTTTTAAGATATGATGCTTCTTATCCTGACATTACTACAATAGGTCCAGCTTTAGTTTATACTGGACCAACTACATTAAGTGGTTATAAATATTATAAGTTTACAAGTGGTAACGATAATATAACAATATAGGAGAATAATGGCACATTACGCTTACATTAATGAAAATAATAAAGTTGTTCAAATATTTGTTGGTAAAGATGAAGATGATTTAGATACTTTACCTGAAGGTTTTTCTTCTTGGGAAGAATATCAAGAAAACTTTAAAGGTATGAAATGTCGTAGATATTCAAGAAATACACACAATGGTATTCATTATACTGAAGATGAAAATCTTGTACCACAAGTTTCAGCAGACCAATCAAAAGCATTTAGAGGAAACTGTGCAGCTAAAGATATGAACTGGAGTGATGAACACGAAATATTTTATACTAATAGTCCACATAATAGTTGGACATTAAATACTACAACAGGTGAATGGGAAGCACCTGTACCATTTCCTGATGATGGTAATGATTATTCTTGGAGTGAAGAATTATATAATATAGATAATACACAAGGTTGGGTACTATTTCCTGAAACTAGGGTATAATTAATAACTAAGGTGGAAAATGAAAATAACTGTAATACCGAATAAAGCTGTATTTGAACCTTTATTGGAGTTGTTTCCTCCTATACTTGCATCAAAAATGAAACCTGAATGGTATAAAAAATTACCTTTAGAATATCCTGACCCTGGTGAAGCAATGGATATGGCTACTGCTCGTAAATGTCCTGCTATACAAGATGTAATTAATACTGGTTTAATTCTACCTATGTGGGGTAAATTCTTTTTTAAAACAAGACAATTGCAATCAGGTCAATATGAACAAAGATGGTGGATACAAAACGAACATGTATTTGATTACGATTTAAACTTTTGGGTAACACAACATAAAGATTTACAAATGGGAGAAATGGATATTGGTCGTATAGCAAATGGTGGTGTACTTAAAATTAAATATCCATTTAGATTTATACCACCTAAAGGTTATGGTCTTATGTTTCACGACCCTTTTTATCATTTTAGAAAAGACATAAGATGTTTAAGTGGATTAGTTAAATCAGATGAATGGGGTTTTATAACATTTCCTTTTGAAATATTAAAAGAAGATTTTGAAATTGAAGCAGGTTCTCCTATGGTTCATGTTTATTTAGTAAAACTAGATGATGAAAAATTAGAAATAGAAACTAGAGCAGGTACTGAACTAGAATATAAAGACAATGATTTTGTTTTTATGCAAGATACTCTTGCAGGTGTTAATTATAAAACTAGAAAAGAACCTTATAAGAGAAAAATATAAATGAAAATTGCAGTTATAGGTAAAGGAACTGCAGGTATTTTAGCCTTTAATCATTTTAATTTTTATACAGATGCTGAAGTTGTTTGTTATTATTCAGGTGATATTAAAGAACAAAGTGTAGGAGAAGGTTCTCAGTTAGGTTTACCTATAGAATTAAATCACACTCTTGGATTAGAGTTTCATGATGTAAAAAAATTATTTAATAGTACTTTTAAAACTGCAATTAGATATGAAGGTTTTGGTAAATCAGATTATTATCATACTTTTGATATGCCTAATCTATCTATACATTTTAATGCTAGTGAATTACAAAAATATATATTTAATAAATTTTCAAAACAATTTATAGAAAAAGAAATAAACTCTTATGACGATATTGATGCAGATTATATTATAGATTGCACAGGTAAACCTAAAGATTTTACTAATTATCATACAGCAGAATACATACCAGTAGATACTGCACTTATAAAACAATGTTATGTTAAAGAACCTTTTGATTATACTTTAAGTAAAGCTAGACCTTATGGATGGGTTTTTGCAATACCATTACAAAATAGAGTGTCATTTGGATATTTATTTAAAAGAAACATTAACAATAAAAAAGAAATAGAAAAAGATTTAGATTTATTATTAGATGAATTAGGATACACTTCTTTTTCTGATAGTTCTTATTTAGAATTTAATAACTATTATCGTAAAATAAATTATACTGATAGAATTTTTTATAATGGTAATGCATCTTTTTTTCTTGAACCTATGGAAGCTACAAGTTTAAGTACTGTAGATTTAATTAATAGAAATATATACGATATAATTATGCACGAAGTATCTATAGATAATGCAAATACTAGATATATAAAATGGTTTAAAGAATGTCAAGATGTAATAACACTACATTATTTAGGTAAACCTAGATTTGATACAAAGTTTTGGAAGTATGCACATAATCTTGCACAAGATTGTTGGTCTAATCCATCTAATAAATTATTAGAGATACTTAATAATTTAGATAATCCTAATTATAGATTATATGATTTTTATGGAACTTGGTATCCATCAGGCTTTAGACAGAATATGAAAGGATTAGGAATTAACTATGTCAAAACTTAAAGTAGTTTATGGTCATGCACATAATGGTTGGTTTAACAATAAAGATTTACATCCACAACCCATATCTAAATATGTACCTGAATGGTATAAAAATGTACATGCTGATAATGACCCAGGAAAATTTTTTAAATATACACAAAAAAGAAAAACAGTAAAAACTTGTCCAAGTTTTGTAGATATATGGAGAGAAGGGTATGTAATATTATCTCCGCAAGATTATATTATAAAAGCAAATCAAGTAACTTATGAGTTTGAAAGTTACCATAATTTTAGTGGTGTTACTTTAGAAGATAATGTTAGTAGTCATGAACCTGAACAAATGTTAAATTTTTATGACGATAAATCTGTACTTGCAATATTAAAAATTAATTTACCTTTATTTGTATTTACAGATTCAGGTGTAAGTATAAGACAAATTCACTTTCCTTATTCTAAAACTACGCCTTGGGAAGTAGCTTATGGTGTTATAAAATCTGATTATATACACAATATAAATATTCAAATACTAATAAGGTCTGATGAAGAATTTATTATTAAACAAGGACAACCTTTAGCTGTACATATACCATATGAAAGAAAAGAAACTAAAATTGAAAATGTGTTTATTGGAACAAATAAAAAATATAATAATTTATTAAATAAAAATTTATTTAAATACAAAGGTAATTTAAGAATTAATAAAACTGGATACTATAAATTGTGATATAATCCTCTTTATGGATTTTTTTATAGGATTTTTAATAGGTTATTTTTTAAAAGAAATTGTATCTTTTATTAAAAGAATAAGTGATTGGGATTTATCTCATAGAGATTGGGATAAAGAATGGGAATTTATTTCCAAGGATGACCTTCCATAATGTCTGACACTTCTGACAAATACAGTAATGCTTTCACACAGAAGGAGTTAAATGCTATGGTATTAGAAAAGTTAGATAAACTAGATGAAAAGCTAGATAGTAAATTAGATAAAGCAGATTTCAATAAAGTATTAGGATTGATGGCAACAGTAGCATTTGTTATTGCTGCATTTATAATGTAGTTATGTGTAAGATATGTGTCAATAAAGATGAAACAATTGTTCAGATATGTAATTGCGTTGATGGTGACATCAATTGTCATTGTTAATAGCTTTATAAATACAATATCTGTATACTTAGTACGTAAAGAGAACAGGAGATATAATGGCAGTTCCAGATAGAGTTAAAGCTATTATGAAAAAAGAAGGCCTTAGTGGAGTTAATAAACCTAAACGTACACCTGGTCATGCAAAAAAATCACATGTTGTTATGGCATCTTCAAATGGCAAATATAAATTAATTAGATTTGGTGAGCAAGGTGCTAAAACTGCTGGTAAACCTAAAAAAGGTGAATCAGATAAAATGAAGAAAAAACGTAAGTCTTTTAAAGCTAGACATCGTAGAAATATTGCTAAAGGTAAAATGTCTGCAGCCTACTGGGCTGACAAAGTTAAGTGGTAAACAAGCGTACTAATTGTTTTTTCTGTAAGAAAGATTTACAGTTCTTTGATACTTATAAAATGTGTATTAATCTAGGATGTACAGAATATAATAAACATCTTAGGAGATATGATGGCAAACAAGAAGAAGAATAGTTTAGTAGCTAACATCAATAGACGTAAAAAAGCTGGTACATCTCGTTCTAAAAAGAACTCTACAATATCTAAAAAAGCTTATAAACAATTAAAACGTGGCTGGAAGTAATGCCTTTACCAGAAGCTTATGTTAATAACACTCCTAAAATTGGCCAGTATTGTGGTAATTGTGAATACTATATTAATAATCATTGTATTAAATTCAACGAACAAGTAGCATCATATGGTTGGTGTGAAGCATGGGAGAGTATAAATGAAGAACAACAAATGGATACAGAAAGCTGATTTAAAAAAAGGTGCATTTACTGCTAAAGCTAAAAAGCGTGGTTTAACTGCACAACAGTTTGCTAAGAAAGTATTAGCTAGTCCTGGTAGATATGATGCTAAAACAGTTAAACAAGCTAGATTAGCTAAGACATTTAAAAAAATGGCTAAGTGAAATTAAATACATCAATAATTATTGATTGGTTTTTAAAAAAATATTTACCTAGATATAAAATAAAAATTAAAATACAACGTAAATTATTAAAATATAATTATGGAGAACTTTATATTGAAGATTCTACTTACAAACCTAGGTCATTTAAAATTTATATAGATAAAAATTTAAGTAATAAAAAATATAACAGTACATTACTACATGAATTATGGCATATATATCAATTTGTTGTAGGTATAGTAAAAATCAGATATAATAAAACTTATTATAACAATATTGACGTTACAAATATTGATGATAAAAATAGATTATTTGAAATAGAAGCAGAGAAAATGGAGGATATTTTAATAAATGAAATACGAAGTATTAAGAGTTAGTAGTCAAAAAGATTCTACATCTGGATTATTATTTGAAGTTGACAATGGTAAACGTACATTTCTTTGCTACACATTAGAAGATGAACAACGTGATGTTAAAGTTTGGGGTGAAACACGTATACCTGCTGGTACTTATAAGCTTACATTACGTTCTGAAGGTGGATGGCATAATAAATACTTAGCTAAATTTGGTACACCATTTCATAAAGGCATGATATATGTCAATGATGTACCAGGATTTGAATGGATATTATGGCATGCAGGAAACACAGATGATAATACTGCTGGTTGTTTATTACTAGGTCAGTCACAAGAAAGTAACCTTATTAAAAAAGATGGGTTTATCGGCTCTAGTGTTGATGCATATAAATTTGTATATCCACGTGTGTCAGCAGCTATTGAAGCAGGGTTAAATGTACAAGTAGAATATATAGACTATGACGGTAAAATACCTTTAGTAGCTAGTAATGATAGTCCTCCAGATTTAATACATCCAAAACAAGTTATGGAAAAATTACAAGAGATAAGTGGTGAAGTTCAAGTATTATCTGCTAAACTAGATGGCAAAAGGATAGTATAAATGTCAGACCCAATACAAGATTATATTGAAGAAATAGAAGGTAAAGGTGGATTAACTCAAGGTAAGCTAGGTTCAGCTGCTGTCGGACCTTCTACTGATTATTTAAACTATGCAACTACACAAGAAAGCTTAGCTCAATCTACATTTGTAGAACGTGATATGTTGAAGTCTATTGATGAACAGTTATTAAGAGCTAAAAAAGCAATTGAAACTTCTAAAGGTAGAGTTGCACCTCCACAACCTCGTAGTGCTGCAGGTGTTAAAAAAGCTGTTGATTATGAACAAGGTTTAGTAGATACATATAAATTTTTAGAAGGTGAAAAAGCAGCAGTAGAAGCATCTCTTAATGCTAAAATAAAAGCATTAGGTACACCTGTAGAAGTAACTGCACAAGAAAGTTTAGTAAAAGCTAGAACACCAGAAGGCCCTATGCAGATTATTAAAGGTCAAAAGAAAGCTCCATTTTTATCAACTGATGTTCCTAAGATAGAAGAAAGCATTAGACTTGCTAGTGGTAAAATGGGAACAGTTAAAATCGACCCTAATGTACCTGGTAGTGGTGCAATTATTGGTCCTGAACCAGCACAATCTCCACAATCAGCTGCTAAAAAAGTTAAACCAACTGCAGTTGCAGAAATAACAGTTAGTTCTAAAAATATAACAACTCCTGGTGGTGTAAAGTTTAAATCTTTTGGTAAATATAACGTTCCTGAAATGCGTATTGGTGCTGAATTGGGTACAAGTCCTAGCACAGGTGAACCAATTTCTAAAGAACTTAAAGGTAAAGTACCTGCAAGTCAATACATTTTAGAACGTGGATTAAAGTCTGATGCACAAATTGTTGAAGCTTATAAAAGACAAGGTGCTGATTATGCTGCTCAAATAGCTGAAGAACAAATATCTATGACTAAAAAAGAATTTGATTTTGAAACTGGTGAAGTTAAAAGTACAAGCGTTGAAACTGTTATGGGTGTCAAACCTGCACGTGAAGCTGACATTTCTGATATGACTGATGCAGAAAGAAGAGCTTTACAAAGAAACGTTCCATATGAAACTACATATGGATTAGAAAAACAAGATTTAGGTAAACCATTTAAAGTTGAACCTCCTAGAACAAAAGTTCCTGGTGGTGGTAGTGCTGGATTTGGTGATGTAGGTAAACCAAAAGATTTACCTAAGTTATCTGTATTTACAGCTGGTCCTTTATTAAAAGGATTATCTAGAACTTTCAAAGGTAAACAATTTGGTGGTATGGTATTGCCTAAGAAAACAGTAGAAGAAATGTTAGGTATGTTACCTGGCTATGGTAAAAAACCAGAAGCATAATGTTTGTTAAATCTAAAAGAAAACACAACAAAGATGGTACTTTTAAAAAAGACAACAAGTATACTTTCTGGTACAATGAAGCTTGGAGTTATAAAATGAGTGAAGAATATAAATTAGTATTAGAAAAAACATTATGGACATTTGTTCAAGCATTTTTAGGTGCATTGACAGTTGCTCCATTAGTAGGTGTAGATATTAACACAGTACAACTTGCTGCAATATCAGGTGCATCTGCTTCGTTAGTAGTAATTAAAGAGTTTGCTAAGAAACAATTAGCAGCCGTTGATAAGAAAGTTAGTAAATAATATGCCAGCAAAAAAACCAAAATATAGACAAAGAAAAACTTTAAACGAGAATGTTTATTCACGTTTAGATGCAGCAGATAAAGAAGCGTATGCAGAATCTTTTGTACGTAAAAATAATAGTCTTAGTCCTTATGGTCTACAAAAAGCTATACCTAATATTAAAACTTGGGAAGATAGAAACGTAAAAAATATAGGTACTAAGTTAAATCCATAATGAAATATATCGATGACCCTGAAAGAGTTATAGAACAAAAAAAATCTTCTATATATTCTGATACATCTTCTATGGGACGTTTAGAATCTGGTATGCGTGCTAAACAAAGTATGCATTTATCTAAAATGTTTGAAGCTAAGGCTGATAAATTTTTTGCTAAAGCTGCACAAGCAACTAAAGAAGGTGCTTACAAGTACGCAGATACAATGTTTGCTAAAGGATTACTTGCACAAGAAGAAGCTTTTAGAATGGGCTATCAAGGTATTAAACAAGAAAGAAAATCTAAATAGCCTTATCAAGTGTTTATTGCCGCTCTCTTTTTAAAAAACCCATAAGTAAATCTCTATAAGCTCTTTTACTTCCATTAGGTCTACGTCCATCATATATGTCGTGGTGATACTTACATAAGATAGCTACGTTATTAATATCAAATTTACTTTGTTTATCTCTACCACCCATACCTATACCTAATATGTGTGCTAGTTCTAACCAATTTTTGTCGCCACAATATGCCCACTCACAGGCGTAATTAGCCCTTTTAAGAGCCTCATCACGTAGTTTTGATAGATTGTCCACCTTATTCCTCCTCTGGATTATACATAGTATATTTAAGTGTTAGTTCTTTATATGCTGGTATGTCTTCTGTTGTCCATAAGTAATTAAAGCCATCTAGTTTACTTAACTTGCAGTTAGGTTTAGTACTATGATTAATAAATCCACCTAATGGTGTACGTATTATCTGTGCATGACAGTCGCAAAAGATATGGGTTAAACCTAATTGAGTACCTTTAGATATATCTTTAATAGTAAACAGACCTAATCCTTCTATAGAACTAGGTCTGATTGTTAAATATGCAGGTAATGGTCTATATTTAGCCATACACTGTAAAGTATCGCCCTGATGGGAAGTCCCAAGCGTCTAATATGTCACGCCATCTGACTTTTTTTTCACCTAATCCCCATTTACCTTCGTAAATTGCATTAGATACAAACATAAACAACTGTGTACTACATCTGCCATCCACTCTACCAACTGCTTGTGGTAGGTCTATTAGCCGTTGTATGTAACGTATTGTGTTATGTGTTACTGCTCCAGTATCTGTAGCTCTAGCATGCATTAAATCAGTAGGTGCTGGTTCATTCATACCAACAGTTACTCTTTTAGGTGCAAACTCTACGATACTATTTAAGTCATGAGTAGCTGACATTTCTAAATTTAAAGTATTTCTGTCAATTTTATATGATACCCATACTTCAGTACCATTTGCATTTAAACCTAAGAATCTACGACCACCAAATACTTCAACATCTTTGGCTAGTTCAATAAGTTCTTTAGTTTGTTCTCTAAATTTTATACGATTAATATCATTTTGCTCGTATTCAACAGTATTTTTCTTGCTATAATCTGTAAAATTATTCACAGCTGTGTCCTTCCTTTATTTCTATTAAACAATCTTGACAAAAATATTCCATTCCAGGAACTGGGTGCGACATTATTCCTCCTCTAATTGTTCTAAATGCCAGTTATAATCTTTAACAAATTTATCCATAAGAAACCTAAGTTTTATTGTGTTAGGTGGTACGTTAAATGTATCACTACCACAAGCTTGACTAAACTGTGTAGCCCATACTTTCATAAACTTAGGATTAGTAAATATATTTATTTTGTCTATATCAATTTTCTCTTTCATCAAAGTCCTTAAAGTAATTATCGTGACATTTTTCACATTTTTTATTCCAAGGTACATCTGTCACAAATGCACTTGTACAGTCTTCACAAAGATAATTAAACAGCTCTTCTAATGGCTTATTGAGTTGCTGTTTGTTCTTTAGATAACTGTATATATAATCGTTCATTGTTAGTTCCTTTCCAACATTGCTTACTGCTATTCCAATGATGCCATCCATCATTGTATACCAACCACGCAGCTACGTAGGTAGAGGTGCGTGTGTTGGTCCTAGAATTAATTATACCAAGTTTAGGTTTTAACCATTGCCAGGTATTATCGTTAAATTGCCAAAGACCGACATCTTTTGTGCCGTTGGTATTGGTATTTATTGCGGTAGATATTCCTGTACTTTCACAATAAATGATACCTAAAGCACGCAAGATGTCTGATTCTTCGAAATATTCAGCAACTAAAGGTGCATGATGTTCTACAACTTCTATATTTTGTTTTACATCAATGCATTCAATTACTTCATTAATGTTATTGGGTGCAAGTAACACAGGAAACAAACACCCAACAATTACTTCTAACATTAGCTAATGATAGCAGCTTTCTTTGAAGGAACTTTAGTGCAATAGTAATACACTAACCCTCGTTTTTTACTAGGTAAAGTAGTAATTTTATACCCTTCTGCTCTAAGTGTATGTATTATTCCACCAAACCTATGGCTGTATAGCTCTGTAACAAATTCCCAATTACTAATTGGTTCATCGTTCATAAACTCTTCAAATGCCCAGGCAATAAGTTGAGTTTTTGATTTGATAAATGCAGGTACTTTTTTATCTCTAAAGTATTCAGGTATCATTAGATACCCCATTCTGTAGGTAAATCACTGTTCTTTAACCACCATGACTTACGCCATTTACCAGAGTGACCACCGCATATAGCTGGGTCATTTGTTGAACAAACAAAATCAGGTGATGTTTCACCTTTTTTGTTATTACGATTATCGTAAACCATTTGTCCACAATAAGGACATTTAAGGTCATCACGATATTTTTTCTGTTCTTCCATTTTGTTTACTACTTTCTCTACTATTCCAGATAACTCAGAATTTGGTGTAATATCTTTTACAACTCCAGCTTCAACAAGTGTTTCAACCTTATCTTCTAAAGACATTTGGTCTAAGGCACTAGGTATTTTAGCTTCGTCTGAACCAGATAATTTTTCTAGCATTTTAAAATAATTATCTAATTGTTCATTACTCCAAAACGTTTTATCATTAGGAAACTTTTTTAAACGTGCGTAGTCATTAGCTTGACCAATGACTTTTTTACGCACATCTAAATCTTTGATATGTTCTGTTATACCAGCAACAGTTGTTGCGATAAACTTTATATCTTGTTTCATTTTAATAAACTAGGATTATATTTACCTAAAAAGATTTGGCTAGATTGTGTTAATACTCTAGCAAATTCAAATCCTTTGCTGTTATATTTTTTGTTGTAATTAGTAACACGTGTATAGAATTTTGATTTATTTACATCAACTTCTGTGTCTAATACAACCCATTTATTAGGTTGTGCAGTTAACTTTGCTGCATAATTATCAACAATAAATCTTGATATTTTAGCATTACCTTGTCTACCTAAAGATTCTGGTAATGTATCAAGTATCTGACCTACTTTATATTCCATTTATAACTCTCCTTCCGAACATAATAAACTGTGTTTCAGTTCTTATATTTCTAAATTCATAGTTAGAACCATGTTTTGTAGTCCATGTTTTTACTCTATGATAGTATTTACCAACTTTGTTAATATATTCAGTACCTTTTCTATCAAGGCCAACTATATTTTCAACGTCCATAGCTACCCATTTATTAGGTGTAGCATCTAATCTATCTTTATAATGTTCTTCAAATAATAATTTACTTGAATTTTTAGAACCAATTGATTCTGGTAGTGTGTCAAATGCTTGACCAACTGTATATTCCATAGTTATTTATCTCCTTCAGAAGCAGTTAGAATTTCATCCATAATTGCTTCCATATTTGCCAATGTTTCAGGACTTGGCTTGTTTTCCTTTTTACGCATGTCTACTTTAGTTACTATAACTGATGCATCTTTTGCAGCCATTTCTGGTGTATATTCATTAGATACATAAGCTGTAGCTTCTTCTTCAGACTGGGTAGAACCAGACCATAGTTCTACACCTAAACCAAATCTCATACATGCACGTTTGAATGCATCAGACTCAGCATCTTTAAGGTTTGTACCGTCATTAAACTTAGAGCTGCTTAACTTAAATGTATCAACATCTCCAAAGCCGTCATAACTTCCCATACCTTCAATAGTTATAGTACCTTTAGCACCTACTATTCTTTTCTCACCGTTATGCATACCATATACTGGTTCGCATGACCATGAATATTTGACATTACTATCACGTAATCTTTCTACATAATTAGCGTGTGGTACATAATCCCCAAACTTACCTGCTGGTGCTTTACGCACAAGTTCAGCTGGAAATGGGGATAACAAGTCAACGTTATTAGCCATAACTTCCTTCCTTTTCTATAAAATACGTTTCTTACGTAAGGTAAAGAAACGTATGATATATTACTCTTCTTCTAGATTTAATGTCTTTCTAAGGTCTGTAACACCACGACCAACAGGTTGTAGCTTGATGTTTCCCTCATCATCTCTAAGAATAAAGTAAGGTTTATCACCTAAACCACTGTATTCTATTCCAGTTACTTTCCAATTAGGTTTGACATTTATGTCATCCATAATATACATTATACCTATATTTATTATTTGTCGTTTAATTTAACAAGATACTCAGCTGTTACACCATGATTAGGTTTAGCGAATAATAACCATTGACATGGTCTACCCATTGATGCTAATTGTTCTAATGCATAAGTGTTGTAGCTTTCAGTACTTCCATTTACCCATAACCTTATATCATTAACATACATTGTTGTAGGTGTATGAAAGTGTCCAGCAACTGCATAATCAAAATCAGGCATCATACCTCTTGATGCTAATGCTTTCCAGCCTAGTAACTTTTTACCAAATCCATACCAAGGGAAACCACCATGTCCTCTAATATTATCACCGTGCCAGATAAAGAACTTACATCCTTTACCAACATCAGCAATATCAAACCAATGATTGTCGCCTTCAGAATCTGGAATAGTAAATGAAATTCGTTTATCTTTTTCATATATCATATCCATAATTTTGCCTAGCATTCTATCTGCGTTAGAGTCTGGATGATAGTCTTTTCTAGCACGTCCACCTAGTGAACCGTGATTACCTATAACCCAATGTACTTCTACTTCTGCAAAATTAGCTAGTAATATGTCAAAGAATTGTGTCAATATTCTAGGTCCATCAATTGTCACTTGGTTATATAACGAAGCATCAATTAGATGATGTTGACCAGGAAATATTAATTCACCTTCTACAATATCACCAACAGCTAGAACTACACACTTGTTAACTGGATGAGCATATCGTTGTACATTTGTCAACTCAACTATCTTATTAGCGTATTCAATGACACGCTTCTCAGCTACTTGTGTGTTATAATCTGGCGTTACTTTTGCTAATTGAACATCTGATAATACAGCTACTGCTACTTCTTCATTTTTATTTGCTTTATGTAGCGTTGGTTTTGGAATAATAGGCTTATCCCAAGTCCTAAGATTGGTAGATACAGCATCATAAACAGCGTCTATCATATCAGCTTTTTTATTTTTAGCTTTCTCTAGTTGCTTAAGTAGCTTTAGATTATCTTGTTTTAGTTCTTGTATTTTGTATGATTCAGCTTCAGCAAATAACTCATCAAAATCTTTTTTAGACTTACTCATTAGTCAATAGATTCTGAAAGTGATTGCGTACTGCTGATTCACTTATCTTGATACCAAATTGTTCTTTCAATAATCTTGAAACAACAAATGGTTTTAATTGACGTCCTGCAATTACACGTTCTTCACAGCCCTGCCAAAAAGGTTTAGCTTCTTCTGTAATTCTATCTAGAATTGCACTACGTTTTCCAGTTTCAGCTTCTGCAAGCATATCTTCTATATTCATAGTTATCATTATATACGTAGTTTTATTTTATACAAGTTTATTAATTTTATTTGTGCGTTGCAGCCCTAGCTTCGTTTCGCACGCTTTTCATCTTCGCATCACACGACCTATAAATTTGTTAAATATTGGATTGCTAAAACAAGGTGATGCTTGACAAACGCTTTGCTCAACTACAGCCCAGGCTTGCACTAAAAAGGTGTAGTGGTGTTAACTATAGGATTGTTGTTGACATGACTAGAAAACCCTTGTTCGTAATTCTCTTACGACTCTATTCCACTACTGAACATAGCTTAACTTGTGGAAAGGAGGTCACAAGCACCATTGCTGGTTACTATGTTCCCCCAAACTATACCATATTAAGTTTTATAGCATGTTCCTTTACTTCATCTATATCTTGTAGGTTGATTATTTGATTGCGTGTACATATGTTTAATACGTCTTTCATCAAATTTAAACCGTTAGAATGTTTACCAGCTGCACCAAATATATGCATATCTGATACCCATATTCTTCTAGCGGGCATTGATGCTAACCATTCTAATGCTGGACCATCTACGACATTACCGCGACCTTTATGCTTTTGTAAATATTTTTCATTTACACGCATTCCGTTCTTAGCGATAATTCGTAAGTCACCTGTATTATAAGTACCATTGTACATAGCAATATTAACCGCTGGTAGCATCTTCATAATTTCTAATAAATCATTTGCACTAAATGACATAGAACCTGAAGCATCTATTAATATAGTTCCACCTAATACATGCTGTTTTTGTTTAAATATCTTTTTGTCAATACAATAACGATTTATGTATTTAGGATTGTAACCAAAATCAGCTGGTCTATATTGTCTACCATTTTTTAGTCTTGCTTGTAGATTATCTGTTAATGGTGGCGTATGTATAGTCATTTTACCCCAACGACCTACACCGTTGGATGAATGATATTGTAATTTTTCAATTAACTGTTTACGCATGCGTTGTTCTAAATCTTTTACAACATCGCCTGAACCATTAGTAACTTCTGTACCTTCTTGTTCTTCAGACTGTTCAGAATTTTCAGATTCATTTGCCATACCAGTACCTGGTTGAACATATATATTTTCTTCTGGTTTGTCTGTAAAAAGGTCAAGAATTATAGATAATTCTTCTGCAACTTTTTGAACTTTACGATATGTAATTCTAGCTTGTGCACCATTTCTACTATGAACTAATCTATTGTAGAAATGATACATTTGATTATGTGCAAATTCTAATTCTGCTTGTCTTATTGGATTAACAAGTGGATTAGTTCTAAACTGTGCCATAATTTCTTTCAGTAAAGTAAATTCGTAAGACCAATGATGTGAATCTTCGTAATGTATTCTACTGCTTAGTGTATTACTGTATCGTCCTGTTTTTGCTAATTCAGCATCAATGTATCTATTGTCTAAATTAATTAGATTTCTACGCCACATTGTTGCTAAACCGTAAAGAATTATTTCTGATATAGAACCTTTTTCTATAAGCTGTATCAATTTCATCTTAAACATTTCTAAACACATAGTTGGTTCATTAATGCCTAAATTATTAATGTACATTAAATAATTGACACGTATTTCTTCTAGTACTTCTATAGCTTCTTTACGTACTTGTGGTGATAATTTACCCATGGTTTTTGGTGACCATTTAACATGGCCTAATTCGTGTCTACGAATCATACGACCATGATTAACACCACAATATTCACATTCCCTATCCAAAGGAACATACATTTGATTATTCAAATTGTCTGTACAAGCACCTTGACCGTTAGTTGTTTCTCTAACTTGCCATTCAGTACCTGTAATTATCTCTGGATAAGGATATGGTTTATTCTGCATCGACTTTAGATAACTGTATTGCGTCTATTAGTTCTTCAGCTTTATCACCAAAAACTAACTTAGCTGCAGTTTCTATATCAAAATCATTCTTTTGTAAATCAAAGAACTCTTTCCATGAACGAACAGAAACACGTGATTCTGGGTCATCAACAATAGATGTATCATTAATAGCTTTATGCCATTCATCTGGAAATTGTGCCATAGCTTTAGGATGTATCTTGTTAACATATATTTTAACTGGGAATCTATCCTTCAATGCTAATGGCAATGATTCTGGTGGACTGTTAGTTGTTGCTACAACCTGAAAACCTGGCTGTGGTTTAACAGTTTCTTTTGTATCGTTATTGATTGTTAATTGTGCTATTTCTTGGTCATCAAGAATAGCGTGAAGAAATGTCATTGCATCTGGTGATGCATGGTCTATCTCATTAATAACAAGACGACCACCATTTCTCCATGACTGTATTGCAATACCGTCATGCCATTCGAATGTACCGCTACTACTTGGCTTATAAAAGCCTTCTAAGTTAGCAGAAGCAGTATCTTCTGTCATAGTTACAGAGAACACATTAGGTTCTCCTTCCATATTTAATGGTGCATTTGTTTTAATTGCACTATATGATTTACCTGTACCTGGTGGTCCGTATAATAAAATACGTCTTGACTTACCTAGTACAGCATTTACTAGCTTCCAGCAATCTGCTGTATTTTCCATAGTATTTCCTTTCTATTATTCTTCTTCATCAGAAGATTTTTGGATAAAGCGACAATAAATATCAACTTTACCTGTATCATTTTTTCTTTGTTGTATCTCAAACTTACCCTTATCTTTAAGATGAGATATATTTGATTGTGTCATAGACTCTATATTTGCTTTGACACCGCTTATCCACTTATCACGTGTACCAATATTGAACCATTGACCTGGCATAGATAATAAGACTTTAACCTTGACATTTGTCAACAATGTAGGTTGTTTGCCTTTTCTATTACCAAATGGTGTAGGTGGATTTTCTGGTTTCATACCTTCTGGAAACATTATTTGCCCTGTTCCTCTAGATATGTTTCAATATCATTAATCATGTCACTATTAATTTCTTCTCTGCGTTGATGAACAGATTGTTCTGTTACTTCAAACAAAGCATCTTTAGTACCTTTAACATAACATTGGATACTTGTAGGATTATCTAACATAAAATCTTTTAAATAATCTTTCATATCAATTTCTGCATGTTCATCTGCAATATGTTCTGCATTATCTTTTGAAAAACCATAAAAGCTTAACGCTTTTTCAGTCATTAATATTTCATATGCAGTATTAATTGCAGTTATATTTGAAACAGCTTTGACTTCTATAGAAAACATTAAGTTAATAGAATCTTTAGGTTCTATACTTTGGTCTTCTTTAAAGTCATTAATAAAAGCAAATTCGACTACATAAGTATCTTGTGGTCTAGTTTTTGCAATTATATTCATACCATTTACTATCATTATTCTCCTTTCATATAGTGTCGTGGCGTACATAGGTGACGGCACGACACATATACTTTTATTTTTTACTTTTGAGTGCTACATAAATAGCTTGGTGCTTACATTTTTCAGATAAATTATTTGGCTTTATAGCATTTAGAACACTTACTTAACATAAGCACGAAGCTATTTACATACTATGGTCTAACGGCTAGCAAGGGAAAGGCATGAATAACCTTATAAACTAGCAGTATGTTAATAGCTTTGTTATTTATTTAATTGTATCAGCTAAGTCGCTGTATTGATAAACGCTATATACACTATGTTCATGAGATAATATTTTAATATCTTCATTATTATCTGCTAGTTTTACTAGGTCATCAATTGTTTTTACTGCTTCATCAGGTGTCATATCTGATGGAACTTGAAAATGTACAGTAATTTCATTTACATCTTCTTTAATACTTGTATCTACGAATATATACATACTCATACTTCATCTCCTTTTCTAACAGACACATTAACTATTTTTATAGCATCTGGTATGATAACAAGTTTTTCATCAGCTAATTCTATTGCTTTTTCTTCTGAATCAGCAATAACTGAAAACTCAACTTGTGCTTCTATTTCGTACCTATGTAACATTATTTCTCCTTTTTTATATGACAATAATGTACAGTAAATGTACCTTCATTTGTACAATTACACATTATTCCACCTCTAAACAATTACAATGTTCTACTAATTCAATAGAACTATATAAATCTTTTTGATATTGGTTTAATTCATCACTTGATTTAACATTAAATAAATGTTCTAAAACAAATTTTTCTGCTCGTTCTATTCCTACACTATCAAAAGATAGGTAGATAGAATATATTGCACATTGATTTTCCATTATCTATAATCCTCCATTGATTTATCTACTTTTTTAATCCAGTCACTTTTACTAGATGCTGTTTGTGCTAGTTTAAAACCATTAAACATAAACATAAGTTGATTAAAATCTTGGTCATAAATACTATCATTTTGTCCAGTTAATTTACTTTCAAATGTTATATCAAATAAATCTCCCCAGTTATGATGTATTGTTATTGAGATTGGTCTATTATAATAATTATCAAACTCTAATAACAAACCGCCTCTTGAATCAGAACTTTCAGCAATATCAGTTACTTTGCAAGTTGTTAAATCAAAATTAACTTCTTCTGCATAAGCTTTTATTGCATCAGCACTGTCTGTATATGGTCGCATTATTCCTCCTCTAAAACAATGTGTTTAAATTGTTTATCAATTTGATGTTTAATTGCTTCATATTGCATTGCATTATGTTGACGAATTGTTTCTACAACTCTATCATTGGTAGACCAATTAAGAGTATCTCTTAACATAAACAATACAACTGTACGCAATTGTTCTTTACTTAATTGATTTAATTTATCTATAGTATCCATAATTTTCCTTTCTAGCTAGTGCCTACTATTCAGTAGACACTAACTCTTGATTGTCAACAACTGATACAGCTTTCTTAGCTTTGTAAGTTGGTGATTGTCTATGTAAATCACGCACTGCATCAATGTCAAGATACAATGGAATGGTTTTAAGTTCCCCATTTATGTATCTGCTTATCCAAGTTCTCTTATTCCATGGCACTGGTTTACCAGTAATACCACAAATAGGTAACTCGTATTGATTTTCTTCCATAACGATTACTCCTTTCGTTTTGCTGTATATACAGCTAGTAGCGTACAAATTGTGAAAACACGAACACAAAAACAATTCATACACTACTAGATGTATACACTTATCAAGTGTTTAACAACAGTCAACTTAAAAAAAGGAAAGTGCTGTGCAAAAGCAACAGCACTCTCCAATGTGAATATATTAGAATGGAACATCTCCAAAATCAGATACATCAACATCTAATTTCATATCTACATTAATTATCTTTAAATCAGCTGTATAATTACTTTCAGCTTTATTTTCGTGATAATTAATAACTGCTTGACCAACTAATTTTTTTACTTGGTCTAATTGATAATCATTAAGAATTGTACCTAATGTTTTTATAGCTTTTTCTATATCGACTATATTCATAGTTTCTCCTTTTTTATAGTATATATTTATATATACCATAGAGTGTACAAAGGGGTTATACACTCTAGCTATATATTATATTTTAAGTTTACCTTGTTCGTAAATTACTTCATCTATTTCTACTTCTTTTTTAAGTTCCATAGGTGTAATAATTACATTTGTTCTTTGCTTACCTAAATTATGAAATGACCAAATATTTTCGTTCATCTCAAATATTTTAACTCCGCATGAACTATGAACAAACAATGGATATTTAGCATTTGTTCTTTTTGAAAAATACCAATATCTATCTTTCATAGTTTCTACTTCTTGCGAACAATATCCGCATACAACAGTCTTCATATAATCTCCTTTCATGAAAAGTTGTCGTATTCAAAAGATATACGACAACGATATACTGTTATTTACTAAATAACCATACAAGTATGGCAATAGCTGTAAACATTAGTCCTAATGTTAACCATTTAGCACTAATAGTCATTATTCCTAATAAATCCATTACTTTATTCTCCTGGTCTATCTATATATTTCCATAATTTAAAACCTAATTTGCCTAGTAATCCTGATTTACCATAAGCTAATTCAAGTGCTAAATTTCTTATTCTCCAATAAGATAATATTTTACGTATCATTTTATTCTCCCATCCATATGCATTATCCTTAAATCATTTATATCTAATGCACCTACAAAATAATCATCATAGAACTTTGACAATTGTTTTTCTGTATATCTTGTACCTAACATAAAATTTACTTTATAAGTAAATTCTTTTAAATTATATTTCATAGTTCTCCTAAATATAAAACGCTTGCGTAAGCTAAAGCGTTTTTATATAGACTTATCAACTGTTTGTTAATAGTTCCATATAAAAAAAAACAGAAGGCCGATGTATAGAACACCGACCTTCTGTAACAGACCTATTATTTTTGTGCCTCTAATAGGATATTTTGACCGCAAGGCTTACATAAATTACGATACCAAAATTCGTAATTAACATAACTATCACCTTGCTTTTTACTACGGCTTTCCCTAAAGTTAAAACCTAATTTAACATTACGGTCGCCTTCGTGATTAGAAGCCTTGCACTCAAAAGTCTTGGCCTCAGTATTTGTTTCTTTAGCTGTAGTATCTACAACTTGGTCTTTGATTTCTAGCATTTAATCTCCTTTATAGTTAACTAGAGAAACAAACAGTATGTCTGTTCCGCAAGGATAACAGACATACAGTACCTTGAAGTTCAGTACTCATTAAGCAACTATCTTTTGAACTTATTATTCTAGATTATATAGATTTACATTATCCTTCAAGGCATATCATTTAACTACCATAGGTCTGTATTTAAATTTATATACCGGTCATATGTAGGTATATTATGTATATACAGATACAGTATACATATACTGTAGAAAATAATTTATCTTACCTACTCTAGAGAATACTGTATCTGTATATCCTTTGACCTACATATGTTAATCTAGACGTTGCATATATGTTATGTATGTCTAAAAAAATATGCTGGTAACTTTTTATACAGAAACCCCAGTAATTTAGGGCATAAGCGGGCATAGAGATTATTGATGCTAATTAAACCTGTTTTAATGTCCTTGGGTACTGCCTTTGCCTTTCTAGTGTACAGTATTACCTGTCAGCAGCTTTCCGCATCCCGATTGCAACTTCACCTGTTACAAAATACTAGGGTTTAATGTTTGTAATTAATGGAACTATAGCATATAATTCACACTATACAAACATCTACGGAGGATTAGTTAAATAATGGTAGATACCAAACATAACGTTGTTTGCATAGCAAATGGATGTAGAAAAAAATTAAAGGGCAAGCAACGAAAATTCTGTTCTCCTACCTGCCAAAAAAGACAGTTTGCAGCCGACAAACGGCACAACGATAGAGTTGTTAAACCAATTAACATGGAGCGTAATTCTGATGAGGGTGATTATGCTTCTGTTAGAAGAGGTCAGCATTACCGAGCTTTTGTAAGCGAAGGTTTAGCTGATGCAGTTGCAACTGGCGAGATGGCAGTAGCTGAGGCGGCTTCCCTCCTTGGCTGTTCTTCAGCTACTGTCAGCAGAATGATGGCAGCATACAAAATAGATTTACGCAACACAGTTGCGGCAGAGGATTGGGAAATATCCGCAGAAGCTGAAGCTGCATTAGAAAATTTTTCAAGCTTTCGCTCTAGGTACTTTAGAACAGAACTGGGCAAAAAATATGAAACTGCACCATTCCATGTAAATTGGATAAATAACATAATTGATTCTATAAACAATGGTAAAGAATTACTAATACTGTCACCCCCACGACATGGAAAGACTGAATTGTTAATACATTTTGCTGTATATCAGATATGCAAAAACCCTAATGTACGTATTATGTGGGTAGGTGGTAACGAAGATATAGCTAAAAACGCATTGTCTGCTGTACTAGATGTACTAGATACTAATGAAGAATTACGAGATGACTTTTGTCCTCCAGGTATGTCATTTAAACCAGATAACAGGTCAGGTAAAAACTGGTCACAAAATCAATTTACTGTAGGTACTAGAACAGTTGCAGGTATTAAATCTCCAACTATGGTAGCT